TGCCTTCCATCAGTCGGGCATGTTTCCGAACATCAAGAACGAGGCCCAGGCTTACGTCTTGATTCTGGCTGGAGCGGAAATGGGAGTGGGACCGATGGAGGCGGTCAGCGGCATCACGCTCATTCAAGGCAAGCCAACCATGAGCGCAAACCTGCTGGCCTCACTGGTCAAAAGACATCCCCGGTATGACTACAAGGTTGTCAGCCACACCGACACGGCCTGCCGGATTGAGTTTCTTCAAGACGGGGAAGTGTCCGGTGTCAGTGAGTTCACGCTTGAGGACGCAAAGAAGGCCGGGCTGGGTGGAAACCAGACATGGAAGAAATACACAGCCGCTCTTCTTTTTGCTCGGGCGCTCACTCAGGGAGTTCGCTGGTACGCGCCTGATGTAACCAGCTCTGCTGCTTACACACCAGAGGAGCTGGGAAGCGAGGAGCCACCAGTCGACCCGCCAGCAGACACTCCAATGGATGAGCTGGCCCAGCTTGTGGCAGAGGTCGGTCTGTCAAACGAAGAGCGAGACGGCCTGCGGGAGTGGATCAAGCAGGACCGCGAGACTCACACCGCCACCGCCATTGACCTGTTGAAAGACGGAAACACCAGGGCGCTTTTGGCGGGCATTGAGTACGAGGTGGCACAGTGACAACTGATCGTGAAAGAGCGATCAGCCTAGGGATCAACCCCGATGACCCCTGCTACGAGCACAGCGAGCTGGACAGCTCATCTCAGTGGTGCTCGTGGTGCCGTCGCCACAAGGTCAACCGGCCAAGGCTTCTTTGTGATTGCCAGCAGGCGGAGGCGGCAATCATGCGCGAGAGGGGAGAGTCCGCCTTTCCATGTATGCGCTGCTCTGAGCCCTTTCACAAGCAGGGGCTTTGCTGCGATGACTGTGAGGCCCGCTACTACAGCGAGAAAGCCAAGCCAAGGCGCGGAGGCCGTCGCTCATCTGCGCTTTACCAAGACGACGGCCATGGCTGTGTCGAAAGAGTCTCCATCGCTGAGCGAGACACCTACCCGGACAGATTCCGATGAACGGCACCATGGATCTGAACGAGCGCAGGCGGGCTGACCACCAGCTGGCGCTCCAGCGACGAGAGGCCCGCGCTGAGTACATAGCTCAGGCCGCAATCGAGGCCAGCTCAGACGCTGAATACAGGCGCGTCAAGTCAGTGACCTATCTGGAATGCCGGGACAAGGCCATGCCTTCAAACGGTGCCGAGATCGTGGCCAACGCTGCGGCTGCCGAGGCCAAGCAGCGCAGAGACATTGCGGCATCACTGGCCAAGGCTGCGCTTTTGAAAATCCAAGAGACAGAACGGGAGGCAGTGAGCGTGAGAGACATTCACTCCACATCAGAGCGTATAGATGGATTGGCCGCATGATTGGCGAGAGAGGCGGCAGCACCGCCACATTCGAAGAGGCCAAGACTTTGCTGGAAGCTCGCAAGGCTCACTGGTCGGGAGCAATCCGGCAGGCCATTCTTGAGAGCCTGGAGATCCACGGTCGCTTTCACGCAGCTGACCTGCTGGTGCTGGGCATCCCTGCCGACTGTAAAAACTGCGTGGGAGCGCAAGTCATGGCATTGGTCCGCCAAGGACTGATGGCCGAGACTGGGGAGCGCATCTCATCAAACGATCCTGCCGGCCACGGAAGGCGCTCAGCCGTCTACCAGATCACACCGGCTGGCATAGCAAAACTTCACCGCGCTAACCAAGGCTGTCGTGGTGAAGAGGTGGAAGTGGATAGCCACCGTGGGAAGTTCGGCGGCCCGGAAACGGGCTCCCGAACTGGCGGCAGCAATCACGCATCCCAGCGTCTAAGGGCTGCCGCCAGTTCGGGAAAGGGCGCGGAGTCCCTGGGCAGTGGTGGTTCGGTAGCCACCACTGCCCTCCCGACTTTGTTTGAGCTGGAGGCCAACCGGTCTGGCAACTACTACGAAGGGGAGGCAGAGTGATGGAAGCGCACCCAGCAGCAGATTTGTTTCCAATGATGTCGGAGGCAGAGCTGCGAAATTTGGCCGATGACATCAAGGCCAACGGGCTCAACCATCCGGTGGTCATCTATGAAGGCCAAGTCTTAGACGGGCGCAATCGTTCAAGGGCTTGCAAGATGGCGGGCGTTCAGGTCAAAACCGAGGACTGGGTTGACCCTGGCTGCGGCCCAGTGGCCTATGTCGTTTCTCAGAACATCCACCGCAGGCATTTGACTGCCACCCAGCGGGCAGCTCTGGCGGTTGACCTGCTTCCTGAACTGGAGGCAGAGGCGCGGAAGCGGCAGGGAAGGCGAACCGACTTAGAGCCGAACATTCCGGAAAAAGTTCCGGGAGGTTTTGAGTCAAGACAAGCAGCAGCCGAGCTGGTTCAAGTCAACGAACGCTACATATCCGATGCGAACAAGATCGGCGCTAGTTCGCCAGAGCTACTTAAGCAAATGCGTTCAGGCGAAATCAGTTTGCGCGATGCCCAGCGTGAGGCCAAAAGGGTTGTTCAGGCAAACGAAGCCGCAGACCCAGAGAAGTGGACTGAGCGTGAGGTGTCAATGCGTCGAGAGATGGAATCTGGAAAAGCCGTAGTAGTGAACCTGAAGACCGATGGCCGACTGATCGGTTGGGCAGAGGGCCAAGGACGAATGATGCGAGTTGATCGAGGCAGCGAATGGGGCAATCCATTTCTGCTCGGGGCGGACGGTGATCGCAATGCCGTCTGTGATTCTTACCGCGACCACTACCTGCCCAACAAGCCCAGCCTGCTGGGTTCGATCAAGTCACTACGCGGCAAAGCTCTAGGCTGCTGGTGCTCACCCGAACGCTGCCACGCTGACGAGCTTGCGGGGAGGGCCAATGCGTCTTGACGATTTCGTGATGCTTGGCACAACCGTGCCAGAGGTAATCAGCGACGGACGCGAGTGCGTTTGTAGTGCCGGATATTCTCAAGAGCTTGGCTCGCTGCTGAGGCTGTACCCGCTTTCAAGATTCAACGCACCGAGGCGCTGGGGAATCTACCAAGCTGAAATCGAGAAAAACTCAAGGGACAGTCGCTCTGAATCTTTTGCTTTACGAGGCGAGAGGCGATTGGATCACCGGGAGATCAACGCTCGCAACTTTGAGCAGGTTGGTGAGTTTGAGCCGACCGCTTTGGCTCAGGCCGTAGAGGCTCACTCTGTCGGCTCATTGGTTGAAGCTAACCAGCGAAGATTGAGTCTGGCATTCATACGGCCCTCATATCCCAGTTTAGATTTTGATTACAACCCAGGGGCACCTGACGCACCGCAGATGGGGCTGTTCAGCGCAGGTGGTCCTGAGCCTACGGGCTCAAAGCGATTTACCTACACGCCTCGGATTCAGTTTGCGGACCCCGAAGGCTACGAGCACAACTTGAAACTCAGGGAGTGGGGCGCATTTGAGTTCATGCGGAAGTTCCCTGAGGATCAACTTGGGCTTCGTCAAAACTTACGGCTTGACGATAACTGCGTTTTATTACTGGGCAACCATGCCCAACATCGCAGCAGTTGGTTGGTGATTGCGGTGCTTCATGTGGTGCCTCAGATGTCGCTCATCCAGCCTGAGGCGGTGCTGGCGTAATGGCCTGGGCACGACTAGATGATGGCTTCTTCTGCCACCCGAAAGTGACCGAGCTGGCGGAAGTTTGCCCTCCAGCTGGATTCCTTCACATAAGGGCCATCAGCTACTGCACAAAGTACCTCACCGATGGCTGGATCACATCATCTGCGCTGGCCTCACTGGTGCCCGATGAGGCAGCCAGGCAGGAGCAGATCAAGGCTCTTCTAGAGGTTGGACTTTGGTACTCGGAGGGTGGCAAGTACGCCATTCACGACTTCCTTGACTGGAATCCGAGCAAGGCCGAAGTGAACGAGAAACGGCACAAGGACAGGGAAAGGAAGCGGTCCAATGCGACTTCGTAGCACTGATGTTCGTCCAGTTGGATTCCGCGTGGATTCCTTTGGCAGTGTCTCTGACCCTTCCGAGCGGATTCCTTCTGATTTCCAAAGAGGAGTTTCCCGCGGAAACCGGGATGGGATGGGATGGGATGGGAAAGGCAGTAAAAAGGGCTCCGCTGACGAACTCCCACCGTTCCAGATCCGCAGGGCGGCAGAGTTCGCATGGGCTAAAAAGAACCTGCCAGAAGAGCACACTGGCCTAGTTGTCTCTGCCCTGATTGGCATGGAGGTCGCTGGCGAGGAGCGAACCCGCAACTCAGTCATGGCAAGGCTGGAAAGCCAAGGCCGCACAATGGCCCAGTTGGAAGGCCGGGCATGACCCGCGACAATCGAAACGCAATCCGAGCAGCTGCGGCAGTTGCCTTCTGGCTGGCCCTGATCGGAGCCGGACTGGTGGTGGATCGGACATGAGCCATTACCCAGGACTAGGACGGGAGTGGATTCACGGGCCCGGCTTTGTTCGCTGGCTTGAGCAGGTGAGGCCAGTTGAGATGAACAATCCTTCAGTCGGTCTGAACGCGGGAGGCAAAAGCCAATGGGCCAGTGACTCCGATGTAAGAGCCCTCTTCCGGGCCGAATACGAAGCCGGGACAATCAGCCTCAGAGTCGCTGACCGCATCTGCGTGAAGCTCGACCTCCACATTGACACCGAGATGCCGGAAGAGCTCTGGGCAGATGAGCCTAGGGGCAAGCCAAAGACTGAGCCGTGGCTGGTCGGACTCGTGCGAGATCCAAAGCGGCCTGGCTTTCTGATGAGGGAAGCGGCCTGATGGCTAAGAAGAAAGAGGAAGCCAAACCGCTGTTCAGGGTGCTCATCAAGGGCAGCAACCGCCCTGCCTATCTGGGAGAGGGCATCGAAGAAGAAGAGGCCAAGCGCCTCTCAAACGGGCTGGCAGTTGAAACCTACATTCAGCCACTCGATCAGCCAGAGGAAGAATCCTGATGGGACCAAAGAGGGATTGGAGCAGCATTCAGACTGACGCAGACACTCCCTGCCGCATCTGTGGAGCAGCCGGGCAGACTGAACGGGCCCACATCTCAGGCCGCAGACATGACAAGCCAAAGCCGGGCAAGCGCACTCTCTGGGTGAACCCCCTGGACATCGTGCCGCTTTGCGGACCCGCCACCGATTCAGGCTCATGCCACTTTCGTGTGGATGCCGGCCTGCTCGACCTCCTCCCACACCTGACAGCTGAAGAGCAGGTCAAGGCAGTGGAGAACTTCGGCAGCATCGAGCAAGCAAGGATGAGGCTTGCCCCGACTTCATACAGGAGGGTGAGGGTGTGATCCCGCCAGACAATCTTTGGGTCTGGCAGCTCACCGCAATCTGGGTTGCTTTTGCCCTGCTGCTCATTGTCTTGGAGCTGGTGCTGTGAACCGCTGCGAGAAATGCGACCGCCTGAAGAGAGTGGGCTTTCCAGTAATGGTGGAAAGCGGGCTTGTGTGGTGGTGCGCTGCCTGCGTGGTTAGGGGGCTTCGGTGAAAGTTCCGCAGCATCTAATCGACCGGGGCATTGAAGCCATTATCCGTCGCAGGGAGGCTGAAACAGGGCTACGGTTCGCTGTGCTCTCCAGCCCAGACAACCCGCACCCGGTCAAGGCCGCGACCCCGACCGACATACACGCCTTCAATCACAGCAAAAGCGAAGGCTCGTAGGTCTTGCTCAGTCGGATTGTCAAGATCAACAGACATGAGCCGGTCAGCCTTGACTGCTTCGGCCCGCTTGGCCTTGGCCTCATCAACCGCAGCGGCTCGCACCTTCACGCCTCTTTCCCAGACTTCAGGCTCAACAGAGGCCCGCACTGTGAGGTTGCCAATGAACGCATCCAGCTCGGACTCAGCCGCCCGCACAGCCTCATCAAGTTTCTCCAGCCCGCCACCGCTTCCAGTGAGCTTGAATCCAGCCACGGCATCACGAGCCATTTTGAAAATGAAACCGTCAAGCAGGTTGGCAGTAATCACAGCACCAGCTCCACAGGCAGAGCCACACCGATAGATGGCAATGCGGCCTGTGCTGCCACCCGAACGATTGCTAGCCATGGGCTCACCGCAGTTGGCACAAAAGACAAGCCCAGCCAAGGGCAAAGATTTCCCACGAGCTCGCTGGAATCTGGGAGCCGCGGGTTGGGCAGCTTCGAAGGTGCGCTCATCAACCAGGGGCATGTGACCGCCCCTGGAGGAAAGCTTGCCATAGTGGAGCTCTCCAAGGTAGAAACGATTGGCGAGCCACCGCCTGACCTCATTGGCGGCAAACGGCCTGCGGCCTTCCGGCACATATCGACCACGCAGCCATTCAGCAATGTCGGCAACCGTGTCTCCAGTGGCAGAGCGTCGAAAGACTTCAGCCACCACTGGCCCGGTAACGGGATCTGGAATCACTGTGCCAAGCGCAGGCTCATGCCCGACAATCTCAGCAGCTCGCTCAGGGCTGATCTGGTTGGGTTTGACGGCGGGAGACTTGACCCGCAGGTATCCAAAGGGAGTGGGACCAATAGGAGCGCCGCGCTCAATGGCCCTGGCTTTCGCTACTTCCCAGCCCGCCTTACTTTGCTCCAGAAAGAGCTCAGCATTGGCGAGGAAGGCCGTGAGCATGAATCTTCCAGAGGGAGTGCGCGGGTCTATTCGCTCAGTGACCGACGCAAAGACCTGATCGGTTTCGACCATCTCCCTGACAATGGTGGCTCCATCGGCAACCGAGCGGGCGAAGCGGTCAATCCGCATGACAACCAGCCCATCAGCTCGACCAGAGCGGGACTTTTCAAGAGCAGCCTGAAAGGCGGGCCGGTCCATGTTTCCGCCCGAAAAGTCTTCATCGACAAACCACTCAGTGATTTCACCGCCAATCTCAGCAGCGTAAGAGCCAATGGCTTCCTTCTGAACACTGGGGGAGATATAGGCTTCACCTTCTCGCCCGCCCACGGCACTGACTCGGATATATCCAGACAGTTCCATCAGAACGGAGTATATGTTGCTAAGCACAAATCAGTTCTGAAATGTGCCAAAAAGCATACTGCCGAAGGGAATCCGCATGAGCAGCGGGTTTCATTTTGGCTGGGGCAGGCTGGATGAAGCCCTACTACCAGGACGACGCGGTGACGATTTACCACGGCGATGCGCTTGAGGTGCTGCCAAGCCTAGACCCGCAAAGCGTGACCCTACTCTGGACCGACCCTCCATATGGGCATTCCAATCACGAAGGTGATTTCAACGCCCGGCTGAACGAACACAGAGGCATAGAAGGGCAGCCCATCGCAAACGATGACCCCGAAGGAATGCGGCGAATCGTGGACGCTGTTTTGACCGAAGCGATGCCAGCACTGAACGATGACTGCTGCTGCTGCTGCTGCTGCTGCTGCGGCGGCGGCGGCCCACGGCCAACTTTCGCGTGGCTGGCTCAACGCATGGACGAAAGTGGGCTCAGCTTCTTTCATTCTGTTATTTGGGACAAAGTGAATCCCGGCCTTGGGTGGCGCTACCGCAGGCAACACGAAATGGTCATGGTTGCTCACAAGACCAAGGGCAAACTTTCGTGGTCGGAAAAAGCTCAGCCAGGCTCAAATGTCTTCAGGACATCTCCGCCACGCAAACGGGATCACCCAAATGAAAAACCGCTAAAGCTCGTCGAGTGGTTTATCAAGAATCACACAGAAGTTGGAGAAACCGTGCTTGATCCATTTATGGGAAGCGGCACAACTCTCCGGGCCGCAAAGAACCTAGGTCGCAAAGCCATCGGCATCGAGCTAGAAGAACGCTTCTGCGAGGTTGCCGCACAGCGCATGGGCCAAGAAGTCTTGGATCTTGGGAGCGCCGCATGAAACACCAAGAACACATTGCCTTCGAAAACCGGGGGCAATCGCTCCCAAAACCAATGGGAGCAGCATGAACTCAGTCGAGCAGCGCATGTCAGCCTTACAGGCCGCAAACCGCGTCCGCATAGGCAAGGCGCGAATGAAAGAGCAGATCCGCGTGGGAGACATGAGCGTAATCGACGCGCTCAGAACCAACACCTTCCCCAACATGGCAATCAGCGAACTTCTGGGAGCGCAGCACCGCTGGGGGCCGCTAAGGGTAGCCAGGACATGCCACAGGGCAGGAATCGGCACAGGCAAGTGGATTGGAACCTTGACCGACCGCCAGCTGGAAGACCTGATTGAAGCGGTGAAGGAGGCGTGATGCTTGGAAGCCTGCCAACAAAGACCCAAGATGCCCAGGTGCTGGCTCGCATTGAGCAGCTGGCCGAGGGAATCGCCTACTGCGCTCCTGAGCTGGCCAACGCAAGGCGGGCCGAGATCATCACGGCAATCAGGCGCGAAATCAGAGAGTGGAGAAGAGCATCTGGAGGAGCAAGATGAGCACTGAAGCCCAACAGGAAGCCCTGCGCTGGATGAAAGACGAGATCCAACGCCTTGACGAAAGAGCCAAGGGCTTCGCAGCTGAGGCGCAGGCCAGAGGGCAACTGCTCGCACAGGAGCGCACCAAGCTCGAAGCAGTGGCTCAGGTGCTTGACCGCAACGGCCATGAGCTCTGTGCTCGGGCAATACGCGATGCCACAACCAAGGGCCACCCAGATGACTGAGCGAGAGACATGGCTTGACGAAGACGGGGAGACAATCACTGAGCTTTCAATCAGCCAGCTGGCTCACTACCTTCCGCAGATGCTGACATGGGAGAGCGAGCCGGAAGTCAGAAACGGTGACATCTTTGTATTTCGATGGGGCAAGATCCATGGCCGCTACGATGCCGTGCCAGATGGCGACGAGAGGAAAGGCCGCCCCTATCAGTCCACCTTTCCAGATGTGTACATTCGTCTGACCGCCAACCCAATCAGGCACAAGCGAGGACACTGGCAGGCACCTTTCACAAGGGTGGGCTTCGACACCACCGAGTACCTGAAACGGGGAGGCGGCACAATCGCCAATCCAATGGCAAGCTCAGTGATCGACCGAGAGGTGCCAGCGGAGACGGCAGAGATTGAGCCAAGCGAAGCTGACGAGCTGATGCGCATGGCAAAGCGCCGCACCATTGCCAGCCAGAACAGCAGGCCGGGCAGGCGAGAGAGGCAGCTGAAGAGAGCGGCCTGATGCGTCCGCTGCGGGTTGTATCTTGGACAGTGCCTGCGGTGGTCCGGTGACAGAACCGCGAAAGCTGTAGGTACTCGTATCTCTTGAGCCGGTTTTATCCCGGCAAACCTTCGCTGCTACTCCTCCCTCCCTGGCAGTGGCGAACACCCGCCCGCAACGATGGCCCTCTAGCGGCCTACGCAGGCGGGAATCTTCAGAGCATGGGGCTTTAGCAGCTCATGCCCATCACTTGCCCTGTGTCATAGCTGGCATACAGGGCAGGCTTTTCCATGATCGAGCACATACCGCCCGAAGATCAACCTAAGCGCAGTCCTGGACTCTACGAAGCCAAGCGGCTCTGTCGAGTCTGTCGCTGTGTCCTGAGCCAGAACAACCCACATGAGCGATGCGCTCCCTGCCAGCTCGCAGCCATGCCAACTGCTGAGCTCATAGCTGAATCGCTTGACAGCAAAGACATCACGCTAAAGCCGGACTGGGCAGCGTGATCTTCTCACCCCGCAGGTTAGGCAGACCAGAGGGCTGGCCCTTCGCAACACTGGACGGCAGGCGAGCAGCAGACCGACGCACATCACTGGCTCAGGTAGCAAAGGAGCCACGGCCTGCCAAGGCAATCAACCAGCGCACAGACTTTGACATGACCGCGACACTCTGGCATCTTCGCCAGCTTGAGATTCGCGGCCAAGTCACCCACACCACTGACGCAGAAGGCGTGATGCGCTGGAGCCTCACTGGCTATGAATGGGAAGGGCGACCACCGTTCTGATGCCGAAGCGAATCTGCCTAACCTGCGCCGCACCCTTCACACCTACTGCGAGCAGGCAGACACGCTGTGCCAAGCACCAGAAGCCCAGAGCCGCAACCTACGGAGGCCGATGGCAGAAGGTCAAGGCAAGGGTTTTCGATCTACACGGACGCACATGCCGCTACTGCGGGAGATACGCAGACACCGTTGACCATGTGGTGCCAGTGTCTAAGGGAGGCACAGAGGATCTGAGCAACCTGGTCCCATGCTGCCGGGCCTGTAACTACTCAAAGCAGGACAAGAGCCTTGAGGAATGGGCCGGGACGGACTGACTCGACCTAAAGGGCAGGATTCAGGCCAAAAACGCAGGGCGCAGATTTGGCTCTGTGAGCGGGTTCATTTTTTGAGTGGGGGCGCGGATATTGCGGCGCGGTTGGTTCTGTGAAGAAAATTGCGCTGAGCAGGTCCAGTTGTAGAGCCAAGTGCGAAATCCAGAAACGGGCTGAAATGAAACCTGAACCTAAAGAAGATGCGCCGGGCCTGATTCCAACTGGCCGCTGGCGAGTCGCTCGGGCCGAAGTCATTGCCAAGCTGGGTGAGCCATCGCGTCTGGATGTTGAGCTGGTCGATCAAATGATTGTCAGTCTGGTCGAAGCTGAGAACGCACTGGAGTCAGCTACCAAAGAGCCGTTCATTGAAGGTAGCAGGGAACAGCTCACCGAGCACCCTGGATTCCGCCTGGCCGCACGGTGTCAGGCAACCGCTCTGTCGATTGCTAAGCAGCTGGGAGTCAGCCATGTCAGCACCGAAGAAGAAGCGCCAAAGCAAGCCGCCGGCTCAGTCGAGGACGAGCTTGCAGCCATCCGCGAACGCAAGACCGGCTGAGCTAGAAACCTTCGAGCGGTTCTGCTCGCAGATCGTTTTGCCTGACGGCAAGGCTATGAAGCTGGAGCCGTTCCAGCAGCAACTGCTCACGGACTACTTTGACGGCGTGAGGGAAACCCTCATTCTGATCCCGAAGAAGAACGGGAAGTCAAGCCTGCTGGCAGTGCTTGCGATCTACCACCTGCTGACCACACCGGACGCGGCCTGTTACGTCGGGGCATCCTCGAGGGACCAGGCCAAAATCATGTTCGATGAGGCCGTCAAAATCATCCGGCGCACTCCGTGGCTCACTGAGAGATCCGGCAAGTTCGGAGATGGGATGCTCCAGATCCAAGACGGCTACAAGCGGATTCTGAACACCGCCGACTCTGGCGCGATGAGGGTGCTGGCGGCAGATGCCAACACCGCAGACGGCGTGATTCCGACGCTGGCGCTGGTTGACGAGCTCCACCGCCACCGCTCTTCTGATCTGTATGCCGTCTTTCGTGACGGACTCGGACCACGGCAGGGGCAGATGATTACCATCTCCACCGCCGGCGACGACCTTGACTCACCGCTTGGGCGCATCCGCTCCGATGCCCGCAAGCTGTCAGGACTGAAAACGACCGGCGCTTATCACTACGCCCGCTCAGGTTCACTTGCCTATCACGAGTATGCGCTGGACCCGACAGCCAACCGTGACGACCTCGAGCTGGTCAAGCAGGCAAACCCCGCGAGCTGGCAGACGCGGGAAGAGTTGAAGATTCGGCAGGAGTCGTCCACGATGCGCTCGTGGGAATGGGCCCGCTTTGCCTGCGGCGTTTGGGTCTACGGTGAGGACACGGCGATCACTGATACGGAATGGCGAAGCTGTGCCGACCGGAAAGTTCGCATCCCAGACGGAGCGCAGGGCGTGATGGTCGGCATTGACGTGGGGCTCAGGCGAGACACCACCGCCATCGTTCCCGTATGGCAGGAGAGCCAAGAGTCGCAGATCATCGTCCACCCGCCTGCGATCATCGTGCCGCCGGACGAGGGAGCAACAACCTTCAAGACCATCCTGGCCGCTATCGAGAAGTTCGGTGCCAAGTGGTCTGACATGACAGTGGTGATTGACCCGAATGCTGGCGGCGAGATCCTTGCTGACCGCATAGAGAACGACCTGGGCTTCGATGTGGTCATTCATTCGCAGCAGCCGCAGCCGATGGCAATGGCAGCAGAGCGGCTGGTGTCGGCAATCGGTGAGGGGCAGCTCGTTCACCCTGACGATCCAGAACTGAACCGACACATCCTTTCCGCAACTGCCAAGACGGTCGGTGAGTCCTGGCGCTTTGACAAGTCCAAGAAACGCAACGTGCCAAACGACGGCGCTATTGCGTTGGCAATGGCAGTCAGCCAGGTAGTTGCCCCGACAAACGGGCCAAGTGTTTACGAAGAGAGAGAAATGGTGATCCTATGACATACGTATTTGTGGCAGGGCTCGTGTCCGTTGTCGCTGGAGTTGCACTGATCTTTCCTCCCGCCGGCCTGATAGTTGCCGGAACACTTGCCGCTGTCGTGGCGCTGAAGGCAGGTGAAGCAGAGTGAGCTTCATGGATCGTCTGCGGGGCGAGACACGCTCAGTCTCCATCTCAGTGCCCCCGACATGGCTGATGGAAGCACTCAACCCTGGCGGCACTCTGATCGGGAAGCCGGTGTCAGTTCAGAACGCGCTCGGGCTGGTGCCGATCTACTCAGCCATCCAGCTCATCTCAGGCACTGTGGCGACGATGCCGCTGAAGGTCTACAGGACCGTGAACGGCGAGACAACGGAAACGTCTGGCCCGGTTGCCGAGCTGCTCCACTATCAGCCGAACCCAGAGATGGCAGCTGAAGAACTCTGGAGCATTGTCACCTCTCACCTTCTGCTTTGGGGCAACGCCTTTATTTACAAGAAGCCCGGCCCGCTGGGAGTCTCTGAGCTCTGGCCAATCTCACCACGGCGGGTGTCAGTCGCACGCGTGAACAGCCGGCGTGTGTTCTACGTAGACGGCAACGCATTCTCTGAGACAGAGATTCTTCACATCCGCAACCTCTCAGAAGATGGGCTGGTTGGCTACTCGCCCATCCAAGTCAACAAGCAGGCGATTGCCAACGCCCTTGCCCAGCAGCGGTTCGTGGCTGAGTTCCTGAATGAAGGCGGCAGGCCGTCAGTCATCTTGCGCCATCCGAACCAGCTTTCAACGGATGCGG